TCGCCAATCTAGCCGCTTCTTGACGCTCTAGTTCTGTACGATCAGCTTCAGCTTGAATATCGCGTTCCTTAGCCTTGTCCAATAGAGATTGAAATTCAGCCGGCTGTTTTCTCATTGGCTTTTGGACCGTTGGAGAACCTAATGATGCGTCACCACCAATGTAGAATTCTGCCCAATCATAAGCAATTGTTAATGAATATTCGACAGCTGTATCGTCAGCGTATGAAAGGTTGCCCCAGCTGATTTCTGTAAATATAGGATTGTGTAGTCTCCATCCTTCTGAAACGGTTTTCCCATCAGGTTCTATTTGCTCAATTCTTACTGATGTTCCTAGGGAGTTGTTTTTCATATCTGTCTTGCTTGTTGCACCATAAACTGTTTCGCCAAAGTAATATCCAGATCCAAGTAACATTTTGTACAACATTTGCGCAGCATCTAAATCATCAATCCCGGGAATTAATTTCTTAACTTGAGCATCACCAGAAAATCCAGACAAATCGCGAACTAAGCTATTTCCAGATCCATCAATAAATGTAACCGTTATCGGTTGCCATTTGGCTATTCCCGGATAACGGTAAACATGGTTGATCATTGTGTACTCTTTTGAATCAATTTGAACCTTTGGTTTGTCTACAGACACAACAGTGGGAATTAAAAATTCACCAATTGACATAATGAATCTATTCTTTTGTTTTAGCTGAATATTTGGATTTGTCCACCATGCCATTTGTGCTCTCTATCAACCTTTTTCTTGTAATTGGTAGAAACTTTCGACTTCTGCACCTTCTGCATCAAAGATTGTGCATGTCGCCCAATCATAACGAAGTTCCAAACTTAATTCAATCAATTCATCACCTGTATAGTCTAGGTCTCCAAACTTTGCATCCTTGATAAAAGGGTTGGTTAGCTTCCAAGATTCAATGGTTTTGCCCTCAGCATTAAGTTGATTAATTATGATGGTACCAAGTGCTCCAACGGAGTTACTTTTAGACATTGTTCTTAATGCTGTAGGATCAGTTGAAATGTTGTACCCTGCTGTTTCAATTAGTTTATTCATTTGACGTACTGCGTCTTGCGATTTTGCTGGGTCTGCGGGGTCAACAAGGGTTAGCGTAATAGTATTCCATTCAACTCTACCTGGATAATAATATTTTTTATCTAAAAAAGTATGATCTGTTTCGGTGACGGTGATAGCAGGTTTGGTTACTGATTTAGCAAACCAGATTACTGCGCTGCCATCCATATCGAGTCCGTCGAATTGAACCGTGAATCTAAATTTTCTTTTTGGATCTCCCGATCCTGGTGTGAGTGGTGTCGCCCAAAATGCCATGGTAATGTTCTCCTATTTTATATTAATTAGTTACCTAAACGAAATCTGCACCGGTTCTAGTGATAACAAAGTCAACAACAATGTATTCAATAGCACGAGCAGGCTTTACAAATATTTTAGCATACATGATGTTACGATCAATCAAGTCTGCTGTAGTTGTGGAGGAATCCAAAACCAGTTTGTATCCAGATAATCCAAATCTTGCTTGAGTATCAGCTAGAACAGGCTCTACTTGATTCTTAAATCTGTTCCATGTAGACTGAACGTTCTGATCAAACAATAAATTTCTGGAAATAGTGTTAACTCTAGATTTTAAGAAAAGAAGCAATCTACGAACATTGATTCTGTCTAAAGCAGACTGATCTGCTTGAAGAGTTTTTTGACCAAAGATCACAACACCTTCCGCAGGAAATGTTGCAATAGGGTTAATGTTCTGTTCATACAAAGCGTCTCTTTCTTTAGAGTCGAGTCTCTGTCTTGCTTGAACAACCCTAGGTCCTCTTGAGCCGCCAAGTGCTCCAAGTCCACCGCGATTGAATCCTGCAGGAGCAAACCACAATTCTGATTGTGCTTGAGATCTACCAAGTGCTCCAAGCGCTGCAACGGAGGATGGTATCCACACTAATTGATTTGCATTAAGATTGTCTGATACTTGAACTGCTGGGTAAAAACAGCAAGCATATGATGAATTTAGGTTTCTTGATTTAAGCTTAGTTATTGCTTGAGTGACATCTCCCAATCTAGTAGAAGCATTAGATTTTGATTCTGCTCGTGGTACGTAATCATGTTCAAGGTCAATAATTGAAAGAATATCTCTTCTGCTCTCGGCTATATTGATCATTTTATTTGTAGCAGCTGCCTTATAGATACCGGGCATGACAAGTAAATTAGCAGGGACAACTTCAGAATCTGAAATTGAGTCTAAAGCTTTGGAGATTGTATAATCAACATAGTTTGTTCTCTCAGCTAAATTACCAGCAGTTGCAATAAGATCATTTCTAAGTGGCTCCATTTCGGTAATATCAAATCCTTCGGACCCACCCCATACTGGCATGATAAACTGCTTAACACCAGCTTCTAGTAGATCACCATAGTTTTGATTGGACTTTGAAGTAAACGAGGCGCCACTGCCATAGTTACCAGAGGCCCAAGACCAAATACCTGTTGCAGTTGATCCAGATACATCATCCAAAGAAAAGATGAAAGAATACTCAAAGTTTGCAGGTGGTGATTGGTGTCCCGCTTCTTCAGTAAGACTCATACCAAAAGCTCTTGTGTAATCAATATAGTCTGGGTCGTTTGTATTGGAATTGGCAGACACTTTAGGTCGTACTCCCCAATAACTTCTTGCTTGATCTACTGAACCTCCATCAGTCCCGTTGTCTCTCATTCTGAGTTTGGGAAACTCAAGTCTAATGGCTTCTGTGTCACCCAAGTTGGCAACTTCACCAGTTCCACCCCCGTGGCCTTTGAATAAGTTACTATCATCAGATACTCTTGCCAAGGCACCAGCAAAATCAGATGATAAATCTAGACTTTTAGGAGTTTTTTCACCATTAACCAAGCCAAATCCTTTTGGACGAACCGGACCAAAAAAACCAGCAGGCGATAGTCCTTGCCCGCCGCCATTAACAATTGTGTCATTCATTTCAATATAGAAAAGGTTTGATTGATTTTGGAAATCTCCGTAAGTTCTGTATCTTCTATCGGCGTCGCTCCATTCTTGATATTGATCTCCAATCCTAGCAGCAACATAATTTGGAGATGCAGGGTTCAAGTTACACCCAGAGTATTTCTCAATAGTATTGCCGGCAAGATCCTTAAAGCATACTGAGAAAGAGCCATAAGCATTTGTTGATGGATTAGAGGCTAGTCTGATATCTTCGATTGCAATGAGATAGTTTCTTTGAATGTCTTCACCAACATGAAGAGACTTAAATCTGAATAATTTCTTTTCGCCTGTTAATCTATCAGAAAATACCCAACCAGACTTTGCTTCTCTTGCACCATATCTTTGATATCCCCAGTTTGCAGAGGCAGCATCAGGGTCAGCGGCTAGACCATCACCCAATGGAAGTAGAATAGCGTAAGTTTGCCCAGCGGGATTTGTTAGTGTAACATTGGTTTCTAAATGGTTTACAAATGATTCTCCAAGCCAATAAGTTTTTTGATCTGCGGTTTCAATTAATGTTGAGTTTGTAAGTTGTGGGTTTGTGTTTAAAACGTTTCTAATGTATTTTGCTGAACTTCTATTGAAGTCAAAATTAATCGTTTCAACTGAGCTTCCTGCAGCGCTATGAACTTCAAGTTGAAATTCTGCATTTGCACCAACAGACTCAATTAAAGAACCAGCAAGGGATATATCCGAACCGCCGTCTGCTAATTTACCCTTCAAGGATAAAGCACCAGTTACACAATAAAGAACAGCGGCTAATGATCCGTTTGCGGCAGCTCTTGTTGCAGCGTTTAGGGTACCTGATCCATCATCGGTACAACCAGAGGCATCCCTTGTTATTGTTCCGCCAGTTGTATGAGTCACTGCTATTCTAATAGTTTCATCACCAGTGTTATAGTCTATAGCAACATTAAGATTTCCAGCTGCTGCTTGTGTTTCAATTGCCGCAGCAAGGTTAGCAGCGATAGTAGCATGGCTCAAAGTAGCAAACGTTATTGGAACGGCACCGGCAGTCACGCCGCCACCACTTTCGAATTCAAAGCGTACGGCAGGATTATCACCATCACTAATAGTGATGTGTGATCCATCAGCCATACTATTCCCACTAATCGTAATTGTATTAAACGTTAATTCACCAGTATCGGTTTCATCTAAGACAAAAAGTCCATAAGCGGTTGAATTAGCACCAGTAGAACCAATTGGACTTGCACCAACTTGCCAACCAGCTTCACCACCGCTTCCGACATCGCTGTGTTGTTCACCAGCTAGTCTCACAACTGTGACAGGAGATTGTTCCGAAGCCAACCAAGATTGAGCGGCGTAAGATGCATATGTGGGACCTACTGTGTTCCCTTCTCTCCATACGTCTCCAAGGTTTCCGTTACCACCAGCAACAGGTAAACCAAACACGGATACAAAATCATCTAGATTTCTTACTCTCACTGGTTTGTTTGCTGGTCCTTTTCTGGTACGACCAATAATAATCGGCCCTTCAGCCTCTGCCTCTGTTGGAATAAAGCTTTGGTCAATCTCGCGGATCTGAACTCCGGGTGAAAGAAAGTCAAATTTTTTAGCCATGGATTTATCTCCTTAATAAAATCATTTTCCTAATAAATAGTAGCCCTAAAGTTCAAAGTCATTAAAACTCTCTAAAAGAGTCATCGTCGCTTTTCCAAGGTTTAGTGTCTCCAACAATCGATCTTTCTCTGATTAGTTTTACTTCAACAATAGTCTCTCTTGTTGTTACTTTCGGGGCCTCTTCGTTTATGCCATCTCCTAGGAGATATCCAAGAACTTTTAAATCAACTTTTGTTTCAAAAGATCTTTCATCTTCCCCTAGATTGGCTGTGTTGTTTGATGTATTCAAGTTACCTTCAATAAAGGTCTCGTACCTGTGTCCATCATATTCTGCAAATAATGCGTTAATTAATCCTGTTTTTGTCGCAAATGGTGTCATAAGGTCGTTCATTTGCTGTTGGTATTCTGTTCTAAGTGTAACAGAATAGTTTACGGTCACCCAAACAGGAATGGGTGCGTAAGTTTCTATGTAGACAACTTTTTTGTTGTCCACCGGATAGTTTTGTTGCTCATTGAATTGTCCGCTTTTTGATGAGGCAAATTTTCTTGATGAAGCTTGTGCAATTTCCCTAGAGACTAATCTTTGATGTTTCCTGTATCCTCTCGGACCATCCGTATCAGGGAATACATTTGCTTGCCATCCGCCTTTAAATTGCGGGTCTTTGTTGAAACTTGTTCTGTCAACAGAAATCAAAGGAAGCTTTAATTTGCCAACGGAATCTCTGATATCTTTGTCTTTTGAATTTACTGCACGCTCTGGTGACATCCACAATACGGGAACTTTCCTAAATCCACTATTGGTATCAGTATGAAGGTCAAATTTATCATTGATAAGATTATAAATAGCGGTATCAATAGTCTCAATCGTAGATGGTTTTAATGTGTAATCTTTATTCGGCATTGAAAACTCCATCCCTCGCTCTAATACATTCAGCTGTTACTTCAAATCTTGAATCAATCTGTCCAAACAATTGTTTTGGTTCATTTATCTTTACTATCTCATAGTAAATACTTCCGTAGCGGACAAAATCTCCTTCTCTAACGAATAGGTTTTGATCTTCTGTTAATCTTCGCTTGTGAAAGTTGACTTTTAGACCGGTTTTCTTGTCAATACCGATACCTTCCATAAACGATGTTTCAACTCCCATATATTCCACTAGGGCAAACACTCTAATTGGATGTAAGAAGTTTTTTTGAATCGCTTCTCCGTAAAGTGGGTGGAAGTTGGTTGTTTCCATATCAATTGGAAAATATAAAACTTGTTGTCCAACAACTCTTTCAATAACTTCGTCATTAACTTGTTTAACAAGGTTTTTTTCTTTCTCCCCAAGAAACATTGGAGCTGGGGGCTGAGTTGGTCTTTCCCATTTTGACATTTAATTACCCCACAAAGATTTTCATTGGAGTTTTTGCTACAATCGCGTCCATATTGTCAACCATTCCCTTGTCTGTCTCGGCAAGTTTGGCATAAAGCATTTCATCAAGTTGTTTGTTCAACTCTTCTCTTAAAGCCTGCTGCTCTGTCGATGCTTGACTTAGAAGGTCTGAGGCATTCAAGGTGACATTATCGCCCGGTATAGGTATGCTACCACCAAACTTTCCTCTAACTTGCCCAAGAGTTTCTTTGGAGAGAGCCAAGGCAAATCTTCTAATCCATTGTTGCCCAATTGAGTTGATGCTTTCAAACGGAATGTTTTCCATTGGAAGCGTATTCATATTATTAACTCCATCCACACCAGAATCATAAGACCCTGCCGCAAATGCGTCGTTATTTTCAACGGTAAACCTGAACCAAATTCTCTCTGGCGATACAGAGTCTGGAATAGGATAAAGCTTAAGCTTATTGTCTATAATCTCATACGAATAGTGTGATGTTCTCGTGTAGAGGTGGTCTTCGTATGCGATTGCTTGTGCTTTGTTGTGCCATGCTGGGATGACATTGAAGGATGAGTCATCAGCGTACTGACCGTATGTATGAAAATCGCCCACAACATTAAGGCCGCCATAATACCCATAAAATCTCCACATTTGTCTTGGTGAAACATAATAAACTTGTCTAATTTTGATTCTTTTGTTACCCATGCCACTCCAATCATTTGATGATTGAGAGCTGGATACCACTTGTTGCAGGTCATAAACCTGCTGATCAGGAACACTTGCGAAAGAAGCTGAGTAAATTGGATCTGTTCCACCAACAAAAGCCTCAGAAGAAAATTTATCAGCAGTTCTAAAAGCATAATCAAATTGAAACTTTGGATACTTAAGAGACACACCATCTCCTGATGTAAGCTCTCCCTTGTGATCAAATGACCCCGTAGGACCTCCTAGGGCGCTTCCTAAAGCGTTTCTAGCTTGATGGAGGTTCACGATATAGGAATACTCCAAACACGCCTCCTCGTAGTGATTATAGACGTTCTTGGCTGTCAATTCAATGTCAAGTATGTCTCCACCTAATCTTTTATAAGTGAAAGCAACTTGAGCCTTTGCTCCAAGCAAAAAAGCAGCAGAGCCAGTATAGTGTCCGATTGCTAGTGATGATTTGATATCAGCATCAGAATCAGTTGCGGTCTCTGGAAGCGTAATAGCAGATGTGGTTGAGGTTGGGGTTAAATCAGGGAAACTCATATAATATCCTCCGTCCCTTTAATTAGTTTGAAATTAAAGAAACCTCCGACGTAAAACATCGGAGGCCAAAAGGAATACAATGAAACAATTCTATTGTTCTTTTTTAGCTTCAGCTTTTTTCTTTGGTGCCGCTTTCTTTTTAGGAGCAGCTTTCTTTTTAGCTTCCGCTTGTTTTTTCTTTTTTGCTTCTTCGACAGCTTGCGCCGCTTCTTCAAGTTTACGCTTTACAGCCATTCTTCTTCTACCAGACATAATCTAACTCCGTTTATTAAAATAAATAGTTCTGGGGCGAAAAATCACCCCAGATATAAATTATAGATCATCTGGAGCTACGAAACCAGTAACTCTGATCAAGAACTTACCAGCAGTAATTGGAAGAGCATCGCCCTTTGTAGTTCCACCGGTGAAGTTACCCACCGTAACTCCTGCTGTTTTGCCTGGAGCATCAACAAAAAAGTTTGTTCGATTTCCATTTTCTCCAGCAGCTGTTTGAGTTACAGTAATTGTTGCACTACTGCCACCTCTGGAGCTGGCATCTGTTGTAAAAACAGAGGCGTTTCCATGAATACCAATTGAAATCCCTTGAGCTACTTTGGCAGCAGTGTTAACGGTCCCACCAATGTTAAAGCTGTTGTTAGTGGTATTCACAGCATCAAAATCAGCTCCACTATTAGCTTGAAAATCAACAATAGTACCATCTGCTTTTGTAAGACGAACGTGAGTCATGCCATTGGTCATGTTGGTAACATCAGTATCTGTCACAGTGATTGTAGCAGTAGCGGTAGCAACGTCTGTACCAGCTTCATCACCAAGAGTAAAGTAGAGATACTTGTTTGCTAAAGTTGTTTTGTCATCTTGAAGTGCAATTGTATGCTTACCGGTCGCCGTTCCAATATCTAGAGTCAATGTTACAGGTGTTCCTGGTTGTCCGTTTAAAACCCCAGCAGCATCAGCACCTTGAAGCAAGTCTAGCGAACCAGACCCAGCAAGGGCACCTGCTGAACCAACAAATGCTTCAAGACAAACAGTTTCAACTGATGTAACTGCACCAAATGTTGCCTCTGTCAGTTGACAAAGATAAGCAGCATCAGATCCAGCACCAATTGATTCTCTATGTGCGCTTTCGTCTCCACCACTAATCAGTGATACTTTGGATGTACCAAGATCGAAAACAAGGTCTGTAACCAATTTTTGACCCTCTCTGTGTTGAGTTGCGGAAACAAGTGCTTTTTTCATCAAAGGTGAAGTACCAGCATCAATATCTTGACCTAGTTTTTCAACTTCAAATAATCGTTTCCTATCTAATCTTCTCATAGTCATAGTATCACCCTCCCTTATAGATCGGCAGGGGCAACAAACCCATGAATGTGAATAACAAGCTTACCGCCATTACTAGCAGCGTTGTAGGCACCTGAAGCCGAACCAGCACCATCTGCTAAATAAAGATAATGATCTTTAACAGCTTCTGCGTCTGTAGTGTAAGAGTCATCTCTACCTGCTACCACCGCAGCTCCACCAGTAAATACGGTTACAGCAGAACCTACACCAGCAACATTGAATGCTTGTGCTCTAGTGGCATTAGCAGCAACACCACCGGGTAAGGCAAAAATGTCAATATCTTGTCCATTTGAAGTGGCGTCAATTGCTTCAACGCATACAACTCTAATCTCGGTAATTATTCCAAATTTTGCATTTGTGAGTTGTGTTATTGCAGATGCTGCACTAGCAACACCTATTGCTTGTCCGTTTCCACCACCCGGAACGATTGCTGCTTTTGAAGTTCCTAGATCGATAGCGATCTCTGTAATGATTTCTTGACCTTGTCTGTGCTGTGTAGCAGATACAATTGCGTCTTTAATTCCTACCCCTGATTCAAGATCAATTGTTTGTCCGCGCTTCTCGACTTCAAAGAGTCTCTTGCGACTAAATCTTCTATTTCCCATAATAATTTCTCCTTAAATTATGTTATTGCAATAACTTGTTCAAATCTTCGAGTTCCATACCAGCCACTTCGGTATTGGACTCTTCAAGGGCAGTGGCCTCGCCCAAGGAGGATATGTTCAAGTTCCTAATAAGTAGTCTCAAATAAAACAAAAAACCCCATCACCGAAGTGACAGGGCTGATTGTCTTCAACTAATCAGAGATTAGGTAGCAGAGTATTCTCCACCAAGAAGATCACGGCAGATAACCAAACCGTACATATCAGGGCGAACCATTTTCTTCGCATAGCGAGTCATGACACCCTTTCTAGGTACGAAGTCTTCTGGTCCGAAGATCGTTGGTGTAGTTTGCAGTGGCACGTATGGTGCGTACACATATCCACTTTCAAGGAAAGAGGAACCGATACGAGCAACCAAGATGACTTGACGCGGGAAGTAAGGATCGACGATAACGTCAAACTTACGATTCAAAGAACCAACCTTAGTTGCTCCAATGTCACCTTTGTCAGCATCGGCGGTTACGTTTGCACGGAAACCAGCGGTAAACTCAAGGATGTTTGCAACTTCAGGAGAGCAAATAATATGAGTTGCGCCACCACGCAAGGTCTTTCTGTGGATCTGAGCCGATACGTCATTGATTGTTTCAATCAAAGTCTCATACCATTCAGAAACCGTACCAGTAAAGTCAGGAGCAGCAGAAGATGCACCAACTTCAAGACCAGTTTCACGATTTAAAAACAAACCGGGAGAACGAGACCAGTAGTAAGTAGCAGCAGTAGCACCATTTACAAGGTCAGCAAGAATCTCACGATCAATTTCCAAAGCAATTTGCTCTGAAAGGATAGAAGTCAACTCAACCTCAGCATCAATGTTGTGATAAGCATTCAAGTCTTGTCCTAATTCAGGAGTCCACTTTGCTTTCAACTTTTTGGTTTGTGCTGTGATAGCGATACTATCTACCTTGATGTCGATTTCTGGAAGCGCATCTTGCCCTTCAAGAGCGAACAAGTTGGATGAAGACCCAACCCCACCAAGGACAGAGCCTTGAGCGATACTATCTACAACTGGCATCGTAAAGTTTGCAGTTGGAAATGTTGAGTTCAAAGCAGTAGCTGTTTGATCCGAGGCATCACCAGCAGCAATCGTATATACTAGTCTGATAGCATCAGTACCAGATACAGCAGGTGTATTATCAGAATCTGCATCCAGTACACGAGCCGATAGACGGCGAATCTGGACAGCAGTATTAGCTGTTACAGCTGTGATTGCAGAATTAAGACCGGTTCCATCAGCAATAAAAGCAGAAAGATTGTCAAAATCTGGAAGACCTTGTGTCGAGGTGATGTTTGCCGAATCAATATCAAGGACAACAACTCTCTTGCTACTATCTGTAATAGCCAGAAGGTCTGGATCATATTGAATTCTTTTAGCATTTGCTGCGGAGACAGCGCCATCAAGTGTAAAAATCACAGCAGTGTTTTCAGCATCAGCTGTCAGTGCAGTTTCCAAACTTCCAGTCGCGGATGCGTAAGCGTAACCTACAGAACCATCACGCCCAGGTCCGCCAAATCCAGCTTTGGTATCAGCGTCAGACAAGTTAACACCACCAGTGATTTGAGAACCAACTCGGTCAGTACCATAAATTGATTTATTTACATCATTACCCAAGCGAGTATCAATGTCAGCTTCACCAGCAAGATTAGGTGAAAATACGAAGTCAAGGAAGAAGATCAGACCAGATGGCAATGACATCGGCTGAACGCTTACGAGATCGTTAGCAATCAATCCGGCGAATACACGACGAACGATTGGAAAAGCAACAGCGGCAAAACCTTCAACGTCACCAGCTGCCATAGATGAAGATTCCTTCAACAATGACTTAGCTTGGTTCTCGAGAAGAACAGCCATGTTTGATTTATGAGCGCCGTCAAGGCCCTCAAGCAGACCAGTTGCGGTCCACTTATTCAGAAGCGCTTCGCCTTCACGACTTAAGTCACGATTGACGATGCCCTCTGTAAGAGTTTCGATAATAGACATTTTAAAATCTCCTTAAATTATTTTTTTATGCCTGCAAGCTTCTGCATCTTTTCCATAAGAGGGTCGGCGCTCTGCTTGCTTTCGTTAATGTTTTGTCTTGAATTCAACATAGAACTTAAGTTCGATCTTCTATTGACTGACTCACTAAGCGATTTTGGACCTCTTTTGCTATTAGGCGTCGATCCCACTGTAGTTTTGAGTGTCTCGTGAAGATTTTTAGCTTCTTTCGGAGACTCCGCATTAGCAATGGCTTCGACAATTTTTGACTTTTGTCGCTCATTCAGGGAGGCATCAGCTAGTGTGCGGTTTTGATATAAAAGTTTTGCGTTTGACAATAAAGACTCCTCAAGGTGGATCTCCAACTTGGATAGGACGTCAACTAGTTGTTCGTTTTGTGACGTCAGACTCTCTACGGTCTCATGTAATTCGTTAACTTTGCCCATGAGTTCTTCTTTTTCCTCATCGACTTTTTCTTCTTCTGATTCTTCTTCGTATAATAGATCAGCAGCATCTTGATTAAACTCTTCTCTTGATCTATTGTTTCTCCACTTTCCAAGAGAATCAATTTGTGGATCATAATCAAGCTCCATCTCTTCTCCCAACAGGCGTAGAACTTCTTGAAGTTGAAGATCAATATCTTCATCATCCATGGTTTCTGTTTCATCATCGCCTTCTAGGTCTCCAATAAGGTTATCTAAGCCTTCATCTTCACCTTCTTCGGGTTCATCCCCTCCGAGTTCTCCAAGATCGCCCTCGGGCTCTTCTGGAGCCCCTTCTGCGGCTGCTGCTTCATCAGCAGGAATGGAGAAGTCTCCGAGATCTAAATCAATCATTCCATTTTCATCTTCTGGGAGATTATCAACCATTGCGGTTAGTTTCATTGAGATGTCATCAAATCGAGAATCCCATGCTTGAGGAGCTTCAATACCAGCGTCCGCTGCTGGTTCTGCCATAGCAGGGGCTTCTTCTTGTTCCATAAGTTCTTCTTCAACTTCGCTAATAATCTCATTCGCTTTGTTGGGAGCATCGTCCATTTCTAACATTTGATCTACTGCTTCTTTAATTTGTCTCGAATACTTATCAAGAACAGATTGTTCAGCATTTTTGATAGCTTGTTCTCTTAATGCTGCAGCATCAGCGATTGCTTGTTCTAACATGTTGGACATCAATTTATCTCCTAAAAATATATTTCTTCAATAAATAGTCGTTATATTAATAAAAGTCCTTAAAGGACATATTGACACGTCTATCTACCAGCATTGTAAATGTTTGAAATCTCAGAATCAGATAATAATTGCTGAGTTACAAATAGTTGATCCACTTGTCCGTGGAAATACATCCCCGGATTGGATGAGGCATTAGTTCTTCCTGCTCCGACCCAAAGTTCAGCGGCAGTTGATTGAGGTAATGTCGCCGTATAAGTTAGTTCTGGCGACCCATCAAAGTAGATTTTAAATTGGCTGTTGCTGCTGTTTATTGTAACTGCAACGTGGTGCCATGTATTTAAAGATATACCACCAGATGGCACAACACCTTTGTGAGAACCAGCTCCATATGATACATGGTTTGTATAGAAACTAATACCTCCGGCTGATAAGTTGGTTCCTCCAATATTTGTTGAGGTAGATAGGGTAATGGCATAGCCTTGCCAAGGAGCAATTTTGTTTATTATATTATCATTTGAGTTACTTGGGAAGGATGCTGCGTTAAACCAAAAGCGAACGGAAAAGTTCCCACCTGCTGGATCAAGGTTGTCTGCATCCGGAATCCTAAAGTAGTCTCCATTTCCATCCAGACTCAAAACCCCACTTGATAAAGAGGCGTTTCCAACAAGAGTTCCGCTACCGCTCTCTTCTAGGCCTGCGCCCTCACCTTCATCTCCACCGCCTCCATCACCAGCAGGGGCAACCCCAAATACTTTTTCCATATTTTCGGGGCTTACACCGATTAGCTTGGTAACATTATCGAGAGCAATGCCAATGATTTTTGTAAAACCAGACATTATAATTCAACCCAAGTTGTCGATGGATTAAAATAGATAACGTTCGCTGTGGTTGTGCAATATCCAACTATTCTAACAAAGTCTCCACTCGCGCTCGGTCTCGTTGTATCCATACCACCAGCAGTTGTGCTGACATATACAGCTTTTCCAGCTGAAAAGTTTGACAAATAACTATTGGCGTCAAAGAATCCTCTGATCAATACGCCATTGGTTGTCGGGCTTGATCCAAGCGCAATTCCCAATAAGCACTCCGCACCATAAGAAACCCCATCGGCGTCCGTTTCTGCCCACGTAGAGCCGTTAAGGTAATACAGCTTTCCAGCAGTCAATGTTCCAGAACCAAATTTTACAACCTCTCCGCCACCAGTATCATTGGCAAGTCCGGTTGGGTCATGATGGACATCAAAGGTTGTTTTTGGAGCGGATACTCCAACACCTGTTCTTCCCAAGAAAACAGCATCATTGTTTCCATCCAATGTTCCGGAAACATAGAAAGCAATATTGCTGTCTACATCTGCTGATCGATCAGAACTACTCTCCAGCCCCTTTGTGAACTTGGCTGTCCCGTCATCCATAATGCTAAACGGGTAAGTAAAGTTTCCACTAGACTTACCAGTATTAAGGAAGAAGTCTGCTCCTCGACCTGGTGCTATAAAGATATATTCCTCAGAGTTATAGCCCAATCTAGCATTATATGATCCGCCTTCGCTCCCTTCTTGAAAAGATATGAAATTTAACTCAGCGCCACCTTTGTTCGCAAACCTTATACCTTCTTGGTTTCCCGGCGTTAATTGAATGCCACCAGAAACAAAAAGACTAGCATCAGTAGATGTGTCTGGGATGTAAACCCCATCGTTGTTGACCTGTAATCTTACGGATCCACTTGTTTGAAAATCAATTTGGTCTTCTCCAAAGTCAATCAATGTATCTCTTTGTGTATCATCCGCTGCTTTTAGGTCTCCAATTACCTGAGACCCTTTCGAATATTTGTATGACATAGTTTATCCTCACGTTTGTATTAAATAGAAAAAGGGCTGAGCTTTCGCCCAACCCTTCCAAGAAAAATCTTGAGATAATCCAATCCAAGAATTAGAATACTTTCCAAAGATCAGCAGCAACATAAACAAGTTCAACAGCAGCAAGTGGAGATTCTAATGTAATTGACGTTGCGCCGTCAATTGTTTGAGAACCAGCTCTAGCAATGATGTAGTTACCATTGTCCATATCAGCATTAGCCTTAACTTTTACTGACTGACCAACGACCATTCCAGCTGAAGCAGGAAGAGTCAAAGTTCTGTCTGCGGCTGGTGCAGCATTTGAATAGTTTACACCTACTTCAAGAGTAGCATTAGCATTTCCAAAAACGGCAACATCGGCAGCACCAACAAAAGTCTTAAGTCTAGAAACATCAGTTCTTCTAATTGTACCAGCATCACTAATGAGCAACTCATCAGTAGAAACGATAGCAGCGCCAATGTCATCCAAACCAGAAATAATATCAGTATTAAGCATAGAGGCGTGAACAGCATTTGATGTAATACTTGTAGCACCAAGGGCTGTCAAAGCTATGTCTCCAGAGATAGCAGTAGCAGTAGCAACACCTGAACCATTACCCATAAGGATTGAACCAGCAGTTATACCAGCTAATTTACTATGAGCAATCGCCGCTCCCGAGGCAATAGAAGCATTTACAACCGCGTCTGAAGCTAGCTGGTCTGCACCAACGGCATCATCGGCAATCATTGCTTGCTCTACGGCATCGTTAGCAATGGTAAGAGCACCACCGGCAGCAATAGTAGCGTCACCAGAAACATTTCCAAAGATTGAATCTTCAAGGTTTGAAAATGTTACACTCTTGTTCGTTCCACCTGCTCCATCATCAAAGATGAACAAGTCAGCTTGAGCCAAACCTGCACTACCAAGAGCTGATCCGCCGTCGATATCCAAAGCAGACAAAGCAACTTTGTTTGCTGTTGAGATTGTGTTCAGTTTTGAGTCAGCAATTGAACCAGCCAACATATCATTCTCAACAGCGCTATCTTGAATGGTAAGAGCACCACCAGCAGCGATAAGAGCATCACCAGAAACATTTCCGAAGATTTGATCTTCAAGATTTGAGAAAGTAATTTTCTTTGCAGCATTAGCATCAGCAGAATCAGAAATACCTACAAGGTCAGCTTGTGCAAGAGTGGTCTTTGCACTAGCAATACCATTGATATCTAATCTCAGTACAGAATTACTAGCAGCAAGACCGTTACCAGCAAACAAGGTAGCCAAGCTGCTAACGTTTGTCATTCTCATAGTTCCGCCATCATTGTGCAAAAACCCATCACCATTAGCAACTTCTTCAGTTCCACGAGCAGTACCACCATCAACAAGATTCAATTCAGCAGGAGTTGCTGTGATTGCACCGGTTGCACCTGGATCAGCAGCAAAAGCAGCCATGTAATAAGTACCAGCACTGCTGAACTCAGGAAGCTGAACAGTAGTATCGGCAACTGGAGTACCAGCTTCCAGCTTAGTTTCGTGAGCATCAACAGGTCCTTCAAAGGTGAATGAACTAGAGACGTGAATGGTAGTAGAATCTACAGTAGTAGTTGTACCAGAAACATGTAAGTCACCATGGACAACGAAAGATCCAGAAATAACTCTTGCCACAACTTCGTCATTGTTAACAAAGTGAATTTGGTTATCAGTACTAAAGTCAATATACTCTGTATCAGAACCTCTACCAACTTTTAAGGAACTGTTCAAAATACTAGTAATACCAGTTTGAGCAGCAGATACATCCAACTCTTCATTCGTGTTGTCAGCAGTTAAACCAACACCAGCCATAACATCAACATCAACGTTTAAGGTTACAGATCCACCAAGAGATACAGAGCCCCCACCTTTAAGTCCATCTCCAGCTGTAACAGTTACAGCAGAGTTAGCCAATTTAGCATTAGCAATTGATCCAGCCAACATAGCGTTGGTCACACCGGAAGCCTTAACACGAAGTGAGTCTGAATTGATTTCAATAGATGAATCATCAACTTGAACATCAATAGCATTGGATGAGCCATTTGGTGCCAAACCAAGACCAAATACATCATTGTGCAAGTGTTCCGGTTGAACCGCATCGTCGGCAATTTTAGCAGCAGTAACAGCATCTGCTCCAAGAGCGTCAGTGTCAATACCACCATCCTTAACAGAAATTGTTCTAGCAGCACCACCATTGAAGGTTGTGCCAGAGTTCAATGCAAGTGTAGCGTTATCTACAGTTAAATCGTTAAGATTAGAACCAAGAGCAACACCTGAGATGGTAGAGTTTTCTAATTTAGCATTAGCAATTGATCCAGCTAGCATAGCATTAGTGATACCAGAAGCTTTAACACGAATAGCATCAGAATTAGTCTCAATAGATGAGTCGTCAACATTTACGGCAAGTTTATTCGAACCAACAGTGATACCATCTCCAGCTAAGTCCGTTGCAAAAGCACCCATAGTTTCTTTTCTGACAAGGCTGTTGGTAGCATCAACAAAAAGAATGCTATCAGCATCAACATCAACAGCTGTTTGTGCAACACCATCAAGGCGAACAGTTCCGCCTACTAGCAAATTTCCAGAACCAGAAACTTGACCAGAAACAGAAAGTCCAGAAGAATTTACAGTTGCCTTTGTTGATCCACCTTGTTGAAGCAAAATTGATGTGTTACCATCAATATTGATTGTGTTAGCGTCAGATCCAAAGATTGAACTATCCGGACCGCCGAGTCCGAGGAAATTTGTAGAGTTCATCACGAGAGGCTTTCCAGCAGTCATCATCTCGCCATCATTGGTTGTTGTAAATTTAAGATAAGAAGTGCCACCTTCGTTGATATTCAAAGCATCAGCAAGATTATCTTTTAAAGTAATTTTGTTTGTAGTTGTGTTACCATCGAAGTTGATGTTTAACCCAGTACCATCGGCGTCACTTTGAATTGTGTCCGCCTCCAAAACTCCAACATTTGTAATGTTTTGGTCGTTATTATTAAAACCAGAACTAAATACGGGAGCTTCTTTGTGTGTAATAGAGCCACTAAGCGTAGCAGGCCCTAATTGAAATTTATAAGCCATATTATTATCCTCCAAAATAATTGTAATATTTATAGCAAAAAAGGAATCAAAAGAGAGAACTTTTGAATTCACCCTAAATAGTTTAAAAGTGCCTGTAAATCTTTAGTATAAGAAGAATTTGTCAGTTCCATTTGAATAAATATTGACAGCAGCATAAGGCGACTCTAAAACAATAAAAGAGGCTCCATCTATTTTTTGTCCACCGGTTGTACGAATAGTTATATTTTTTGTATTTGCTGCTCCGCTCTCATCTTTAATTATAAAGTTTTGACCGGCACTATAAGCATCAGCTGATGGAAGTCTAATATCAATTGCTGCCGTTCCTGAGACGCCTAGTATCACTGAATCAACTGAGGCTGTTGTTGTTGAGTTTATTGGCGTCCTAGAGTATACAGCTGAAGATAGGGTGACGGTTACATCGTTGCCACTATTGCTAGCGACAACAGAGGCCCCAACAAAATTAAATGATGATGCTGAAGTTGTTATGTTTGATCCTTCGTCTTTTACGACTATAGAGTTACCAGATGATGAACTTATATCTGTTAATTTTTCGTCAAGATATTTTCCCACATACATATATGCTGAAGCTGTGACAGGTGCTGCTGAGGCACTATCTTGGATAAATAAGATACCAGAATAATAGTCGAATTGCCAGTCAATCGCGTCGGTGGATGATATCTTGTTTGCTGGGTCAGAGGGATCTCCACTATAAATCTCAACAAAATATCGATTGTTTCCTGATGATCCGGGCAAACCAGCATCAGTTGTGAATGGCGGAACTAGTTGTAATCCCCCTCTTGAGAGATATAATCTTTTGTTGTTTATAAAGTTGCCACTTCCCTTGTTCGGATTAGAAGATGTTGTTTGGTAGTTCGAAGGAAGTTTTAGGTAATATGCGTGATTAGCGGCATTTTGACCGCTTTCGCCACCATCCTCGCTCGCTGCGTCCCCGTCATAGTATCCATCTCCAATGGCAACGAGATCAAAATAAACTCTCTCAACAGTTGCTGGAGCACCGGCTGATGCTGAATACATAGTATAGTAGCTTGTACCAGGCTCTCTTGGGATGCTCTCGGCAAAAACACCGGCTCCAGGCACCGATACATTTGAAGGGTAAGCTTCTTGAGCATCTGTAAGTGATGGTCTCGTTTGGGTTTTTCCAAGCAGTTTCTTTGCAGCAAACTGTGTTGATGTAACGTTAGTTTTTGCCATTAGTAAGCCACCTGTATTCTAGAGATGTATCCTGTCCAATTTTTGTGTGCCGATATTTTCACAGCAAAGTATTGATTTTGCTTAATTCTTCGAGTTCCCAAAGTTAATGTGAGAGCCAGACCATTCGTATCAATTGACACATCTTCACCGGATGAAGCCCCAGATCTAATACCTGCTCCGTCGTTATTTGGTTGATTACCTGAGTCAAATATTTTTGCAACATCTGTCCATCCAGTAGATTGATCGTCAGCGCCAGAAAAATTAGGATCATAAGCAACTTTGAGCTCTACATTACAATTTTTATTAGCACCTAGTGCGGCGTAGTACGGATCATTTGTTGGAGCTATCGACCGAAGTGTTGCGTCTCCGTATAGGGTTAATGTAAAACTAGCGACAGTTGAAGCTCCGGTATATCTAAACAATCTGTAGTATGTTCTAGTATTTTCTGTTAAACTTGAGTAGTTAGGGTTTCCTGCTGGTGCTTGTAAAGATCCACCTTGTGCAGTATTGCGAGTATCTCCATCATTTCCAATCATTAAAGGAGATAAGACATATCCAGCAACAGAAGCTAAGCCATCACCATGAGCATTGGCGGCATTCATATGAGTTTGTGAATTCCAAGTATTAGTAGAGGATGTCAAAGCAGCTTGGTTTGCATATGCGCCTGAAACAATTCTATAGTGCTCTGTATTAAAGTATTCATCGTTTGTCAGTGTCGTACTACCAATTGCTCCGGAGTGGACCATAAACGATGTTTTGCTAGCAGAGTTGGTTGTTCGGTCTGTTTTGTGTGGATGTAGTATTCTACCAGTAGCTACAACACTTTGAGCTGTAAATAAACCAAGTCCCCCGCTTATTGAAGGCGTGGCACCATTATACAACATTGTTCCTGTTACTTGTATTGTCGTTGTTTCACACCCGCTAGAGTTATTTAATGGTGGCATTGGAATAGATGAATCGTCTTCATCCTCTGTTGTTATACCTGTGCCCACAACTCTAATGTTGGACACTGAACAATTTGTGGTTGTAGGGAAAGAAATTGCCGCTGCGTTTGAAGAGTAAACATTGCTGTAAAAGTTTGAACCTACAAAATCAAAAGTGCCCGATGGATTTGAAGCAAAGTATCCAATACCTGACTGATAATATGTCGTTGGGTGATTAAAGTTTGAAATGGTCGGTGTGGTCACCGCTGTATTGTCAACATTACCAGATGGATCAACTACCCATTGAACATAATTTGTTGTTGTATCGGATGCTCCAATTCTATGAACAACTTTCGCATAATTCCAACCAGATCTTTGTTGACCAGTGCCAATACTATATGTTCCAGTTCTATATGGTTTTGTGTAGTCGGGAATGTTATCAGTTGTTGTTGAAAACGCAACAGCCCCGACGCTAAATCCAGTGTTCTCATCTAAATTGTTATTGGCGTTCAAGTTTGCAAGACTAAGAGTGCTTGCTGTAGAATTATTAACAACCAATAGCAAAGATCCAGTATATGCATTTTTAAAACTATTTGCTGTAAAGTTGTTTCCACTAGCAGCAACATCTTCATTTAAAGTCCCGCCCATAACCTCAGCAACTTTGAACACACCTCTGTTTGTATCTGAGTTATCGGTATATGTACCATTGGAGTTTACGGAATCCATTGAGCCAACACCACCAGCAACATTGGTGTATCCTGCGACAATATTAGATGAACCAAAAGAAAGTTTAGCGGTTTCACCTGCTGCGTCGTCAAGATCGATATCGTCAAGCGCTTGAGATTCTGTCGGAGCAGACACATCGGATGCACCCAACTGGAATTGTAATGTGTCAAAATTACCAGTCCAAGATTCATCAGCTTCTATTTTTATTACAGCATATCCACCTGCAGGTATAGATGCAGTTCCAAATGTAATACAATGTACAGAGTTGCCAGAGTTCGTAGTGCCAGTATTGCTATTGTCCGACGCTCCATTTATCAAAGCACCATCTCCATCTGAGGAGACGTTGCCATAAGCAAAGTTCTGGGATATGTCTAAAAAAGCAGTGCTCTCGGGCACTTTAATGGAAAACTTAACATTATTTGCTACAAGAGAACTATTGTTTATTCTGCTACTTTTTGTAGATGTTATTTTTAAATCTCTAACAGGAGACCCAGTAGTATTTTGTAGTTTTCTGTAGAAAGTTCTGGTTCCTGTGACACCAGAATAGTTTGGATTCCCAGCTGGACCATTAGATATCGAAGAAAAGTTTCCGGAATTTAACCCTTGCAAGGGTGACCTAAGAGACCCATTGTACATCATCAACCCATCGGTGTGCCCTGAGGCACCAGAAGATGTCATGTGATTTTGAGAATTCCAAGATGCGGCCCCATTAGTTACAGATGCTTGAGTACTATAAGATCCGTTTGTTATTCTAAAGTCTTCTAAGTCAAAGTTTTCAGATAAGTTTGCATTTGCTGTGTCTACATGATAAATTAGTATTTGAGATGTAGTAACTGATCCGGCTGCTGACAGATTTGTTTTTAAGGGGTGATCTAAACTAATTGATATCGTTGTAGAATCACTTAGCATTGTGTTGTCATTTGTATTCGTTGAAGCGGTCAATCTCAATACCTTGTTAAACAAATCTGTCCCATCCGTGGCTGGTAATGATTGTGCCGATATCGCATTTATGTTAGATGTTTTGTTAAAAGTAACCACATTTCCAGTTGGGTAAGTAAATTTATACACATTTGATACATCAGCATTGTAAACCAAAGAAGCTGATCTAAAATACTGAACCCCTGATAAATACTTTGAGCCATTTCCAGTAAAAGTAACTTTTGAGTTTGAAACCGACATTGCTTGAGAGGGAGAGTCTGTATCATTAAACCATTGGGCAAAATTTGTAATATACATTGTTGATCCATAATGATGTTCAACTTTCGCTATGTTCCAGCCTTTTCTTTGATCTTGTGGGTCAATAACGTATTTTGATGTCCTATGTTTGAATATGTCGTATGTCGATCCGTTCTGATCTCTAGCAGAGGTGGGCACCGAAACGTCAAAAAAGCCAGAGCCGTTTGATCCCGTGAAAACAGCAGAGCCTGTATTTGGATTCCCAGTTCCGGATGCTGTCAAATTTAATGTGTGCAGCAATGATCCGTTAACAATAAGCTTTAAAGATCCGCTCTCAGCGTTACCAAAAGCATTGTGAGAATAGTTAACTTGCGATGATTTAAGTTCCTCAGAAACATGAAAGTTTATAACACCAGTGATCTCTTGTGTTCCATTATAAACCCCAAGTCTAAAATCTTCACCAGCAGTTGCAACAGTGTATTGTTCATTTATAACTGGAGGGGATGTGAAAGAACCAGTAGAGGCGACATCAGTATATCCGTCTGGTGCCTGACCCTGATTTGTAAAAGTAAGTTTAGTGGCTATACCACTAGTATTTGTATAGTTTATCCTGTCAACAGCTGGAGCAGGACCTGGTACAATTATTTTTAATATTTCATTAAACTTGTCAATAGCAGTCCCAATTGGAGTTGTAGATACAAAATCTGAAAATAAACCATCAGCATAAGATCCATCCTCGGCGGAGCCAATATTGCCACCTGCTCCACCACCTGAGGAAGATGTCAATACAATATTATTATTAGAATTTAAAGCTAAAAATTTTGTATTAGCTGCTGTTCCTGCTACCAGCCCCGTTAGTTTTAAGGCAGATGCGGTTAATGCATTTGTAGTAGTATTTCCATTGTCTGTGACTTGATCTAAAGTTGCGGCAATACCAGTAAGGTTTGCTCCGTTACCATAAAAAGCCGAAGCGGAAATGTTAGCCGAAGCCGAGATGGGTCCACTAACCAACACACTACCAGTGACTCTTAGGTTGTTAGAAGCAAAAGTTAAATTATTTGACCCAGCGAATGAGCCACCATTATTAAATTGTACTTGTGTTGTAGATCCTGCGGGACTCTTTACGACACCGCTAATGTTAGCGCCATTGCCATAAAAGCCAGAAGCAGAAATATTTGTTGAAGCAGACACATTACCTATGACGCTTAGTTTTGTCCCATCGAATGTAAGATTACTAGATCCGCCAAAATCTCCGGAGTTATTAAATTGAATTTGTGTATTTGATCCTCCAACTATATTTGTTAGGTTAGAACCATCGCCATAAAAACCGGAAGCAGAAATGTTTGTTGAAGCAGACACATTCCCCAAGACGCTTAATTTTGTGCCATCAAATGTAAGATTGCTAGATCCAGCAAAATCACCAGAATTATTAAATTGAATTTGTGTATTTGCTCCACCGATAATATTTGTTAAGTTAGCGCCATTGCCATAGAAAGCAGACGCTGATATATTGTTAGAAGCGGAGATGACTCCTTTAACATTGACTGACCCAGTGAATCTGTGTAAGTCATCGTTTGTATCTCCAAACTTAGTTGAACCAGTGGCTGTTAAATTTATAACGTTTTGATTTGTTACAGTAACATTATATTCATTTGCATTGATTGTACCAGAAACATTCAGTGTCCCAGTTAAATTTAATTGAGACGTAGAAGACGATATAAACATGAAGTCGCCTGATGCTGCCAACTTCTCATTGCCGCTACTATATTGAACAGCTCCAGCAGGAGGTGCTGAGCCAGTTAATAGATTGCTTTTTACAAATGCCCATCCAAAATCAGCCATTTGCGCCTCCTAAACACAAGCGCACAAACCGGTTTTTAGCAACTGATAGTGTTTTTCCTAATAACATTTAACCACCTGTTTTCCATATTCATTACGCATCAATTCCTGCGCCGGTTAGATCATACATTCTCCCAGATGGTATGTTTGTCAATGAAGCATAAACATCAAAATTTTGCGTTGCTCCGTCTGCGAATAAAAACATTGACTTAGTTTTTACACTTAATTCAATTTCTCCGCCTGCAGGTATTATAATTGAGTGAGAGTTTATAGCTGTGTCTAGTTGTCTTCCATTTACGAAAGCACCAGTACCACTGCCGCCTTTTGTTAAATTATTGCTTCCAATTCGATCAACAATAGTTGTTGTTGTATCGTTGGTGGAAAAATATGTTCTGTAAGTATTGTCTTCGAACGCCCACCAAGACTGCAAGTTTGATGATTTTGAATGATCTCTTGGGTCAAGATAGGAACCTTCATTATATAACTCGAGAACCTCTGCTGCTGTAAATGCCGTATTATAAACATAAATCTCATCATAAAGTTCGTCGTGATTTGCAGTCGTAGTATCGCCAAAAGAAATACCAGTAGGATCCACTATTGCTGTTGGGTTGCTAACCGCTAGGGTACCATCTACATAAACTTTACTATCTGTCCCAGTCAACACAGTGGTGATTTGATGCCAAGAATTTTGGGACGTTAGGTTCGAAGCTGCTGAATTTTGAGTGTTTCCTTGGATTCTAAATCTAATCCCACCTGCTCCATAACCTTGAACTCTTGTGTCTGATACTCCGGTTCCGGTAAATTCCACAACCCTTGCTAGTGTATCAGTTGTTCTATCTTTTACCCAAAAAGAAACCGTGACGGCAGATATGCCTGGGCTACTCGCCAAGGTTCCATCGAATCTGTCGCTGACACCGTTTGGCATGTCATAAGCTCTCCGAGCATTGTCGGCAAACCCAATTTTTAATTTACCTGATGTCGAGTGATTTTTGACTCTTATCTTTTTTGTAACATTGTCGAACTTTATATATTCTGTAGCATTTGATGCTAGCGATGTAACGGTCTTTAAGAAAGGCCGACCCGAGGCTTGATAGGATCCGACATTATTTAATCCAACATTATATTTACTCATCAGCTAGTCACTCCGGCTACACCATCTAAACTAAACATTCTTCCGGCAGGAATATTAGTGAGTTCACCATAAACCTCAACTACATCAGAACTATATGCACCAGCAGGAGCTGAGATAAAAACTTCTTTGCACTTAACGTCTAGTTCAATCTGACCAGAGCCAGATAGTGTTATAAAATTATTGTTGCTTGATGCGTTGTTTGTGTAGCCATATGGCCCAGATCCAGTAAATGGTGCAAAATGAATCCTAACAGCGTGAGACGAAGTTGTTCTAACGATAATTTTCTTAGTCACAGAGGAAAATTGCACCCTTTCAGAGTGATTAGCATTTGTAGATAAAGTTACCTGATCTATGTGTGGTCGACCAGAAACCAAATAATTACCAACATTTTGTAATCCAGTATTATATTTACTCATCTTTTTGCACCTCTTTTAAGCTAAATAGTTACTTTTTGTTATTATTTCTCGCCGCTTTTCTTCTAGCAATTCTTTTTCTTTCGGACTTTGATTTGAATTCTTTGCGGTCGCGTACTTCATTAATAATCCCAAGCTTCTTGCACTTCTTGATAAATCTTTTAATCATGCGCTCGCCACTTTCATTTTTGCGAGGCCTAACCTTGTAATTTGATGCCATTTTAATTTCCTGCCAGCTTAGACCAAATGCTAGTGTTGATGCCTAAAGCAGCAAGATTTACGCCTGGGTCGTTGGGTGCTATACCATCCAAAGCTTTAGAGCCATGTGGAGCTGTAGATCTGCTTTCCTTTAGAGGCTGTGTGCCTTCGAACAAGTCGACGCCGTTATATGCATCTCTACCAATTGAGTCTAAGATTTTTCTTCTTCGCTCTTTCTCTTCTCTTTGTTTGGCTTCATAGTCTACTTGAGGTTGTTGATAGGTTGGTTGACGAGACTCAACAAGAGGTTGAGCAGTCCCTTTTACGACCTCCGAAATGATTGAAGAAAGTATTCCTTCCTCAAAAATCACTTCTTTAATACATTCTTTGATCATTGGTCTCAAAGTTTTTTTAAGTTGTTCCTTGTTCATTTAGTCTCCAAGAATCTTTTTAAATAATCCGTCAATGTTTGACTCTCTCTGTTCTCGCAATTTTGTAGAGAACGCCATTTTCATTCCGCCTCCTTGACCTTTGGGAAATACATAGGCATCTGGAGTTGATGGTTCTGAAACAATATCGAAACAAATCAACTGGAAGTCTTCTTCTACAGTTGTCACACCCATCGACTCTTTAACAGAGCCAAGTCCGCGTGAAGAGATGCCAAGCTTAACACCAGCATTAATTAGGTCCTTTAATATTCTTCCACTTGGCGTGTCAAGAACTTTAATCTTCCCCATCACATCCTTTCCTTCCCACCAACAATCTGTTACCATGTGAGAAACGTTTTTAAGGTTGATGACAGAATCATCCGGATGATCAAGTTCACCAGTGGCACGATTGTCTTTGACAATTTTCATGTAATTGTCCATTTCTCTTTTGAGAACTTTCTCCGGGTAAACACGACCATTGCCGTTTTTCTTATCAGCCGTCTGAATACGTCCTGTCAAGTATACCACGCCTTCTTGGACCACTTCCTTTTTCTCTCTTTCAGTTAATAGATCTAGACACATCCCATCGGGGCATAGTGCGTGAAATTCTCTTAGTAATCGTTTAGACATATTCTACCTCTTGTAACCTAATTCTGGATTGTATTCAAGATTAATCTGTTGAACTCTATTCCACAACATTTCATTTTTATCTTCTAGTTGAAGAGGATCTTGATTGGTTTCTCTTACAATTTCTGCGTAATCCTGTAGTGGTATATTCAGAGTTGTTTCTCGAGAATCATCTCTAGTAGTAGTATAGTAGTCATACTCCGCTGCGCTGAACTCTGCTTTTATGTCATTCAACATTTGCATATCAGACTCGACTCTTTGATCAAATGATAGTTCAACTTCATCTTGACTAAATCGTGCTGCTCGCATTTCACTATAATCCTTAAGTAACCCAACCATTCCAATTAAACTAGCTGCCATTATTCCCATCATGGCGCTATCTTGAGATTCATCGAGTAGGCCTTCTAATTCTTCTTTTATAATTCTTTTGAGCGTTTCTTTTGTTATTTTCATTTATGCATCTCCAATATAAAGGGTAAAGGGCCGGCGCTACCGGCCCGAGCTAGGAGCCGCTGCAACAGCGACGAACAGGTTGTAAAACCCAGCGCTTAATCACCAA